GAATCTCTGTCATATCATCGACTCTGGAAAATGTAAGAAACTTCACAAAGATACTCGCCTTTAAGACCATACTAGGGAAAGCTTTCTCCGGTATGATCTCGCCATGAAATGTATTTTCATAAAAATCCCTGTTTGCATATTCCACCATACCGGATCACCGCCTACCCTCTGGAAATGATTCTTGCGATTGGAATTGCTTTGTGATCGATCACTTTCTTATCGGAATTTGTTTTTCCGTTATCAACCAGTGTCCAGTTAGATCCATCAGCAAGTTCTGTATCTGTTGGGGATTTTGCAGCCATAGATTTTCTAGTAAATGAAATGCCGTATGGTGCAAATACTTTTCTCTGTCTCATATACAGAGTATCTTCTCCACCATGTGTTTTTGGGTCACGATACATTTCATATGGTACTTTGGCACCAATGTCTTCATAATCAAAAGCTCCATCACCTAATACATAAGTTGTATATTTTGTGTAAGCTTCCTGTGCTGCAACATAACCAGACTCTCCTTTTGTTCCGCTTTCTTCTACTGCAGCAACTTCTTCTGTTGGCATAGAATCATCGATCAGAACTAAACGGCCATTCCATGTTGCAAGAGTTAAGTCTCTTTCAACTCCATTTGCATCTGTCTGTGTCATATATTTTAACAGTTTCAGATTTTCAAGATTCGTTGCCACCGCGCTGTGCATGATCGCGATTGTAAACTTAGACTTATTGTCTCCTGCTGCCTTCTGTAAAGCCGTATTTAATGTATCAGCCTGGACAACATTCTTTGCATTTCCATCTTTGTCGGTTGCTGTTACTGCTGTGATATCAGATGTATGTGTATCAACAAAGACTTTGTTTTCTTTTCCGGTCATTGCAAAGACACCTTCCAGGATCTTTACTAATGTTGTCTGATCGAGATCAGCTTTGTAATCGTTAACCTGTGCTGCAACATTGTCCATAAAGCTTACGCCACCTGTAACATCTTCTGAAAAGTCTCGTTCTGTCCACCCTTTCATACGACCAACTACAACGACACCTCTCTCAAATGTATCTGTGCTTTCAGACTTAAGATCTGTCTCACCATCATAGTTCTGTGCTGCTCCACCGATCAGACCATGCATTGGCAATACTGCATATACTGTTCCTGTCTGTGAACTGAACGTGTTTTTGATATCCTGATTACCTTTTAAGGCTCTGGACTTGATCAGCTCGTTCCTTTTTAAATTTGGAATCCTCTCTGTGTAGGCACCGAATGCCTGAGGATTGAATGATTTAGAATCAAATTTTTCTCCTGCCATTTCTTACTCCTTTATTTAAATCTCTGCTCCGGGATTCTGTTCCATATAGTCACAGAGTTCCGAATATGTCATTTCACTTGGTTTCTTTCCACCAATGCCGCCGGAACCACCATTTGTTCCTTTAACGATCGTTGGTGCTGGTTCATCGCTCTCGAACAAGAAACTGTTTTCTTCCTTGATCTGTGACAGCTGTTCGTCTAAACCAATGATCTTTCCATCGTTTAGTTTCAGCCCGTCCATGTTAAGAAGTGCTTTAACCGCTTTATTGTTTCTGGCTTTCGCTCCTGTCAATGCTGCAGTTAATGCATAATCAAATTTCATTTCTGAGATCTGTGCATCTGCATCACTCTTTGCTTTCTCAGCTTTCGTTTTCCAGTCATCTGCTGCCTGCTTGATGCCGTCAATGTCCATGTCTTTGAACTTCTGAATCTCTGCATTTGCATCATTTACCTGAGTTTCAAGACTTTCTGCTCTTAGCTTATAGCTGTCTCGCGCCTGAGTGATCTTCTCTGCTTTCTTCTGTTCTGCTGCGATATCCTTTCCGTTCTCAGCCATGATCTTATCGATCACTTCCTGGGAAAGATTTAAACCTTTTAAAAAATCTGTTTTCATGTTACTGCGCTCCTTTCGTATTAGGTTGTTTTAGGCGTGTAACCGACCGCCACGAACCGACTGTTTAAGGTCTGATCAGCTGACCAATGTTATTTCTTTGCATAAAAATAACACCCAGATCTCTCTGCGTGTCCTCTGCAGCTTAACCCTGCTGCGGGGAGATATTTGGATCACCGTCCTTTCTATTCTGTTGACTTCATGTTTCGCTGCTCCTTTCTTAAAATTTCGTATAAAAATACCACCTGACGTCGATCAGATGGTACATATTTATAAACCTGGTGTTATATCCTTGATTCCTTTTACGGCATTATATACTTTCTT